GTTTAGTGACCTGTTCGGATTGAAAAACAAATCGGCGGAGACGGAGACATCCATCTCCTATGAGGCTGACGACTTCGACCGGCTGACTTCCGTCGAGCGCATGCAGCGCTTCCGCAACCTCGTGTCCAAGGAGGTGACTGCCCGTCTGCGTGACGTGGACCTGAGCTACATCGAGATGTACAAGAACATCCCCGAGGTGTTCTTCCCGATAGAATTCATTGCGAGCCGCGTAGCCGGTGCCAAGTTCGTACTCAAACGAGAGAAGGACGACACCGTCGTATGGCACAACAAGACCGTCAACAATATGCTCTCGCAACCAAACTGCGTCACCTCCTGGGAGGAGTTCGTGCACGACCACTTCGTCTGGAAGCTGGCCTCGGGTACGAGTTTCATCCGTGCGGTGACGTCGCTCGATGTCGACTACCGCAGCGTGCTTGCCTATTGGGTGCTTCCGTCCGACCATGTAACGATTGAACGGCCGAGTGTCAAGCTGCCGCTGTACGATGTGGCAGACATCGACGAACTGATACGCTGCATCCGTGTGTCCGGTGCATACGGGACGCAGATGGACATCGACCCGAGTCAGGTGATGATAGACCGCGACGGCCTTGTCGACCTCACTGGAACCAACTACATGAAGTCACACAGTCGTCTGGAGAGCCAGCGCAAGGCAATCCGTAACCTCCTTGCGGTGTACGACGCCCGTGGTGTTATCTACGAGAAGCGAGGCGGTCTCGGCTACATCGTGAGCCGTAAGACTGACGCCGCAGGTACCGATGCACTGACAGAGGAGGAGAAGCGTTCACTGCTCGAACAGAACACGGAGCGCTACGGACTGCGCAGCGACCAGTTCCCCTACGGCATCAGTGACGTGCCCATTGACTTCATCCGCACTAACCTTTCCATCTCCGAACTGCAACCGTTCGAGGAAACGCTGGCCGACGCCATCAGCATAGCCGGCGCGTACGGCATCCCGTCCGTCCTCGTCCCGAGAAAAGACCAGAGCACGTTCAACAACCAAAGCACAGCAGAGAAGGCCGTGTATACGTCCGTCATCATCCCGATGGCAAAGAAGTTCGCCCGTGCGTTCGGTTCGTTCATCGGTCTCGAGGACGGCGGCTACTACCTTGACTGCGACTTTAGCGACGTTGACTGTCTGCAGAACGGTATGAAGGACGCAGAGACCGTGAAGAAGATGGTGAACGACCGCTGCAGGGAGCAGTTCTGCTGCGGCCTCATCACGCTCAACGACTGGCGTGCCCAGATTGGAGAGGCAGAAATTGACGAGAAGACCAATCCTCTGTTCAGCAAGTTGAAGTACGACATGACTGACGAGGAGTTGGCCCAGATAAACAACATTATTAACAACACTAAACCCCAAAGTGATGAAAGAACAAATGAAGAGCCTCCAGTACAGAACGAAGGCGAATGAAGTGGATGAGAAGGGCATAGTGACAGTTTCCGTGAACGGCATCGGCATCAAGGATTCGCAAGGCGACATCTCCATGCCCGGTTCGTTCGACAAGACACTGCGTGAGCACCTGCACAAGATGCGCTGGTTCCTGAACCACAGGACCGACCAGCTGCTCGGCGTGCCACTCTCTGGTAAGGAGGAGAACGGCAACCTGATCATGGTTGGTAAAATCAATCTTGAGAAACAGATAGGCCGCGACATCCTCGCAGATTACAAGTTGTACGCCGAGAACGGACGTACGCTCGAGCACTCCATCGGCGTGAGAGCCGTAAAGCGTGACGAGAGCGACCCGTCCAAGGTCCTCGAGTGGAAGATGTTCGAGTACTCGACGCTGACAAGCTGGGGCGCCAATCCCCAGACGTTCCTCGTGAACATCAAGTCGGCGACGCGCGAGCAGGTCCAGGAAGCAGCGGATTTCCTCCGCAAGGCTGCCGAGGGCAAGTACGGCCACAGTGACGAACGACTAAATACATTCGATATGGAACTGAACATGCTTTTGAAGTCGCTTGACGGTGCGACCATCGTCAAGTGTCCGCATTGCGGCAAGGAGTTCGACTACGACGAGCAGAACGAAGTCACGTTCTCTCAGCAGGTGCTCGAACTGGCCGCGCAGTACGCTCGCTGGATTGCAGATGACACTGTCTACGCAGAGATGCAGAAACTCACGCCAGAGATTCAGGCTCAGGTGATGGAGGTGCTGCAGGCCGTGAAGTCATCCGGAAGAGAGTACTCCGAGAAGAACATCGCAGAGATGATGACGTATGTGCATTGTCCTCACTGCTGGAACCGTGTATACAAGACAATGACGCTGATACAGCCTGGTGCTGAGCAGACCAAAACCGAAGAGCCGTCAGATGACACTCTTGAGAAAGGTGAGGAGAAGCCTGCCGAAGCACCCGACAAGGAGAAAGCCGCCGACAGCACTTTCGACCTGCTTGAACTCAGTTCATGTTTCAATTCATAATTATTAACCCTAATTCAAGTTTCGCTATGAAAATGAAGAAAATGACCGTCGAGGACTTTCTGAAAAACCTTAAGTCCGAGACACCCGACAAGGCAAAGGATCAGCTGAAAAGCATCTATGAGCCCATTGTCGAAGTGCTTAACGGTTTCATAGACTCAGTTGTGGCTGGCAGTGTCACCAAGGAGGACATCACCGCCATCGACGAGCTGAAGAATACCGTAGCAGAAATGACCGGCGAAAAGGGCATGAAGTCTGACATCGCTAAGTTGTTCGAGTCCGTCAAGCAGGTGAACGAGACCATCGAGAAGCTGAAGAAGCAAGGCCTTTCGACCGACGCGATCAGCAAGTTCGACGAGCAGTTGAACGCCATGTTCGACAGCGAACGCTTCGTTGATTTCCTTGCAGGCCGCAAGAGCAAGTCAGGCGAGTTCGACGTAAGCGCCCTCAAGAGCGCCGAGTACCCCGTGAACATGACCAGCAACTACGCTGGTGACAACCTCATCAGCCAGCAGCAGAAGCGTGTCATCGACCCCTTCGCCAACGGCAAGGTTCACCTCCGTGAAGTGCTGACCACCGAGCAGGGCGACCCGCAGTATCCGAACCTCACCTACAACCAGATTTCGGCACTCAACCGCAACGCACGTTTCGTGACTGAGAACGGTCTGCTGCCTGAATCTTCGTTCAGCGTGAAGGAAGTGACCACGGGCACCAAGCGCCTCGGTACAACCCTGTTCATCTCGAAGCGCATGCTCAAGAGCCGGGTATGGGTTCGCTCGTACCTGCTCAACAAGCTGCCCGTGATGATTGCCATGGCTGAGGACTGGAACATCCTCTTCGGTGACGGTCAGGGCGAGAACCTCGAAGGTATCGTCAACAACGAGAACGTGAAGAGTGTCGAGAGCATCATCTCCGATGCAGTTGTTACCGGCACTGCAGGTTCCGTATCGTCTGTTGCCACGTACAACAGCGGTGCCGACAGCATCATCACGTTCGCTGCTGCTCAGCCGAACATCCGTTCGGGTCAGAGCATCGTATTCACCGGTGCTGCTGCCGAGTCTCCTCTGCTCACAGCCCACACGCTCATCAAGATGAACGACACACAGATCCTTCTGCCTGGAGTCGCTTATCAGAGCGAAACCGCTGCAAACCTCGCGTTCACGGTGAACAACCAGTTCTACCAGAACATCGAGGACCCGAACTCGGAAGACGTCATCCGTACTGCCTTCGCAGTGATGAACTACGGCGAGTACAACCCGACCGCTATCGTTCTCAACCCCTCCGATGTCAACACCATCCAGGGCGAGAAGGACACCACAGGCCGCAGCCTGAATTTGGTGACAGTAGTGAACGGCCGCAAGTACATCGCTGGTCAGCTCATCATCGAGTCCACTCAGATTCCTGTTGGCAAGTACTTCCTCGGTGACACCGTCAGCGGTGCTTCCCTGGTTGACTACACCAACCTCGGTGTCGAATGGGCTGAAGACGTTGAGACCAAGCGTCGCAACTGCGTTGCCCTCATCGCCCAGGAAGAGGTCATCCTCGCTCTCTACAACCCGTTTGCCTTCGCTTATGGCGACCTTGCTTCGCTCAAGAGCGCTATCACGAAGCCCGCAGTCGTTACTCCTGTCGTTTCTACGACCACCGTCGTTGTTTACGAGCAGGTTGATGCCACTGGTCAGAACCCTGCAAGCAAGGGCTACTACAAGAAGGTTAACGGTGAGTTCGTCGAAGCAACAGAGACCTCTCCTGCTGACAACACGACGTACTACACCCGTACTGAGACTGTGACCGAGACGACAACCGAGTAAACATTTCCGATTATGAGTAAGCTGGTTATCACAGGACGCGGACCTGCTCTCGAGCGTTTTGCACGTGAGCAGCGCCTGCGTTTCAAAAAGGAAGGTTTTACGGCTGCCGTCATCTATGGCAACGCACCCGTTGCGGATGTGAAGACAGCTCCTGTTGCCGATGTGAAGGACGCTCCCGTCGCAGACGTGAAAGACGCTCCCGTGGAAGACGTTAAGGACGTAGAGCCCGAGGCCGACACAAAGGAAGCATCCGTCGCAGACGTGAAGGGTAAGAAATCGAAGAAGTAATGGTTAAGCTGATAGACTGCTCATATTTCACGAAGGGCGAGCGTCAGATTCTGAACGCCCCGTCCTCCTCGGACAATCTGACGGATCAGGCGCAGATAGCCATCCGTGACACGATTGACGGTTTTGTAGAGTCCCTGCAGGACGAGTTCCTCAGGAACGCCGTCGGTCGTATGACAGCCACGCTGCTGTCCGAGTACCTGGAACTGAAGGACGCTGCATCGGAAGTCGATGTCAACGATGATGAGGACACCGGATTCGAAGAGGATGCAGAGTTGGAAAAGATCCTCTCTGCACTGAGGGAGCCTTTTGCCGACTTTGTGTTCTTCCGCATGATGCGTGCCACACGTCACCAGGTGACGACGACGGGTGTCGTCCAGTTGAAGTGTGCGAACGACTACGTGAGCCCTGCCCGTCTGCAGGCTGATGCCTGGAACAGGATGGTTGACGGTATGTTTTCGTTCATGGAGGACGTACGGCCGCAAATCGTGAGTTATGCAGTTGTCATCAGCTGGAATTACCTCAAACCGATTAACCACTTGAATCTATGAATGAAGAGGGCTTTGTGGAACTGATTGGCTCGGTGGTTGCCGGACTGTCCGACAAGCTGACCATCCGTGTTGCCGACTCGCGCGGCGGCTTCACTACGATTGAGCACCCGTCGGTGAACTACATCTTCGGGAGCGACCAGTACGTGAAGGACCGACTGGACGAGTACAGCAAGGTCGGTGCAGCCTCATCGTCCGACCGCCGTGACAAGTTTCCGCTGGTGGCCCTGCTTCTTCCCGTGAATGAGCAGCGCGACGGCGCGTTCTACTGGAGCAAGGCGAAGGTGAACCTGCTGTTGGCTTGCTCGTCACGGAAGGAGTGGAGCAACGAGCAGCGTCTGCAGACCTCCTTCAAGAACATACTTCGTCCTCTGTATGACAGCCTGATGTCGGCGTTGAAGAACGACCGCCGTTTTGTTGTCGGATACGACGAGGTCATTCCTCATACGTACAGCGAGAACTACAGCTACGGACGCTATGGCGCGTACACCCAAAAGGGCGACGCTGTGAGCGAACCGATAGATGCCATCAACGTCGGCTCGCTGGAGTTGAAAATCAAGGTAATTAACTGTCAAAACAGATTTAGCAAATGAGACCTATTCGTAACTGTTTCAAGAACGCCTTCAATTCTGGTGTATCAAAATGCCAGATTGAGTACGGCAAAATCAAGGGTGCCATCATCGTGAACCACGGTGAGAAACTCCCTGCTGGTTTCGACGCCGACGCTCTTGCCGAAGCATGTCACGCTGACGCTCCCTCTCGCATCTACCCCGTACTCACTTTCGTTGAGTATGCCAAGAACGGCGGCGAGCCTCAGACTTCTGCAGTCGGCTACGGCCCGAACCAAGTGACCGGCCTGAATGCGCAGACCGACACCTTCACGCTCGACAGCGTGGACTACGGACTGCACGCTCAGATTCTCAAGTCGATGAACACGCCACGCGACGTGTACTACTTCGACGAGAACAACACCATCTATGGTATCAACGACGGTACTGACAGCCTTGCCGGCATCCCGATGGGCAGCGTCTATTCGACGATTACGCCTCATCCCACGTCAGGCAACAAGGAGCAGATGACCATCAGCTTCGCACACGAAGACGCCGAGTTCTCGCAGTCGAACTACGACTACCAGACCACCGACATCGACCTGCGCGGCTGCCTGGTAGGCCTGACTTCCGTTGACCTCGTGAAGGACGGCAACAGCTACCACATCGTTGAGCATGTCGGCGGTTTCGACCGCACGGAGGAGTTTGGAGCAACCATCGCACAGAACGCCTCCAGCGTGCTCATCGGCGCTTCCAGTGCTTCGTATGCCAACGGCGTGCTGACCATCACGCTTGCATCGGGAACCACTACCGTGGCTCTCGCCAAGCCGAGCGTGTTGTACGACAACGGCATCGAAGGCATCGTAGCCGCAGAGTAAGCCGATGACCATCGAGTGTGTGACGTTCGTTGACGCGGCCGTGGCGCAGATGACCCGTCAGGAGTTCATCGACCGGCACGTGGATGTCTTCTGGCTTGACCGCCCGCGTGAGGTACGAGAACGAATGCTGTCAGACGCCTACGACCTGATACAAGGTGAGGGGGCTGGGCGTTAAGCCTGGCTCCCTTTTTTTTAATTCAATACAACTATGGACTTTGACAAGGCATGTGAGGTGTTCGACCTCCTTTCGGACAACTTTGAAGACGCTGTTCTCCAGTGTCTGCTGGCGAACGGCGAGGCTGTCGCCACGATGATTCGTGAGCAGCTGTACAGCGGTGTCGACGGAAACAACCAGTATCTTTCGCCGACCTATGACGACGACCCTTATTTTTCCGAGGAGGGTCCGTGGCAAGGGCGTGCAGAACAGTACAAGCGATGGAAAGAGATGATTACTCCGCCCATCGGAAGTGAGATGCTCTTCTTGCCTGCACGTCCCGTTGAGGTACCGAACCTGTTCATCACTGGTGTGTTCCACGAGTCAATTACCTACTCGCTTGAACCGGATAGCCTTCGTATCTACACGTCAGGCTTCCAGGACGGTCCTATCATCGAATCGAAGTACGGAGAGCAGATATTCATGCCGACGGAGACTGCCAAGGAGTATTTCAACGTGAACTATCTGACTCCAGCCTTGGAGTCGTTTTTCAGAGACTGCGGCTACTCATGAGTTGTGCGTGTGAACAGAAGAAACGGATGAGCGACCGTATGCGCGTGAGCGACCTTGCCCGTAAGGCTGCCGTGCTTGACGGTTGCATCATGGTCGTTTACAAGAAACCCGACGGGACTTATTCCTTCGACCGCCTGGGTGAAAACATCAGAGGGGAGATTGTCGAATACCGGCACTTTCTTTAACATGAAGTGCTGGTTGTGTTAAGAAAATCCCAAAAACGTAACATATTATGGCAGACATCAGAATAACCGACCTCGTCGATCCGAAAGCGATAGAGGACCTGAAAACACTTCAGACCGAGATGAACAACGCCAAGACTGTCTATCTCGAAGTGGTACGCGCCATGGCGCAGAGTATCAAAATCAAGGTTGAGACGACTGGCGACCTTGAGAAGATGAACAGTCAGATTGCTGCAGAGGCTAAGAAGGCAGAGGAGGCGACCGTTCAGTTGAACAGCGCCATTCAGCAGCAGCAGGTCACAATGGCGCGTACGACGCCAGAGATTTCACGTCAGCTCGACCTCATCCAGCAGGAGAACAAGGCGAAGCGTGAGGCGTACACGATAGACCAGGCAGCCGTAAAGACGGCAGAGAAGTATCTCGGCACGCTTGACCAGAACACCAAGAAGATGGCTGAGCTGAAGGGTAAGGAGAGCGACTTGAAAGAGGCGAAGAAGGAACTGAATGATGCTTTCCAGCGTGGCAGCATCACGATAGAAGAGTACAACTCCCGTACAGCCGCTCAGATACGTCAGGAAAACGAACTGAAGATTCAGAAGCAGGATCTGCAGCGAGTTATCACGATGCAGACCAAGTTAAGTCAGGCAGAGGAG